AAGCGCAAGCGATGTTGGCTAATGGCTATAGCTATGCAGAGATTGCAAAGGCTTGTGGCGTTCCTGAATCAACGATTTATGACAATCTTAACAAGTAAGAAAGGCTTTGAACTATGATTCGATGCTTTTTAACCACTGTTGACAACCCTTACAGCCCTTATGAACAGTTTGAGGACTGGTATCGCTTCGACACCGACAAGGGTTATAACTCGTCTGGACTGCTGATGCGGATGGCTTACACCTCTGACCAGCTCACAGATGCAGAAAATGCGTATGAAATTGAGCAGGCTATCGACCAAATCGTGACAAATGACCCGCTCAATATCTACAAAAAGCTCAAACTCGATATCAAAGACAATGCTCCCGGAGAGCAAACAGCATAAAAGGGGTATAGGGGGTGCTTGAAAAATACACCCCCTCCCCAAATCGCGCCGGTCTTTGATTTTTCCCCGGAGGGAAAATTGAGAATTGGGTTTTAACTCCTGCCGAGGTTTCAGGGTGTAGACTGGGCCTCGGTGGTTTTTGTAAGAGCTTATGGGAGGGTGCTCTCTTCAAACAACCTCCATTTGTCGTTTGTTCATTTTTCTTCTCCTTTCAAATGATTAGAAAGACACCACGACCGGCTCCCATAAACTCTTACAAAAGCCATTGAAAAGTGTGGGAAACAGGCAAGATTCTAGTGCAAACCAAATCAAAACAGAACAGAAGGATGACAAAAATGAGGACAAAGAAAGCTGCTTCTGAAGACGTGGCTCCTATGCGGCCAACATTGTCCCCAGAAGTACGAGAAAACCAGATGATTTCCCTGGCAATGGATCTGGTGGAGAAGCGGTTGCGAGAAGGAACGGCATCTTCAGCTGAAACGACCCATTTTCTGAAACTGGCCACGGTCAAATCGGAACTGGAGAAGAAAAAGCTAGAAGCCGAGAACACGCTTCTACATGCAAAGGCCGATGCTATTCAGGCAGCCAAGGATAATGCCCTTCTTTACAAGGAGGCAATTAAGGCAATGCGCGAATACGGCGGGGTGGAAGATAACGATGAATCAGAGAACTTATTCTGAGCTCTGCCAGTATGCGACCTTTGAAGACCGGTTCCATTATTTGCAACTGCATGGTGCTGTTGGGCATGATACATTTGGATTTGACCGGTATCTGAACCAAGACTTTTACCAGTCCAGAGAGTGGCGGATGTTCCGTGACAAAATTATTGTTCGAGACATGGGATGTGATCTTGGCGTTCCTGAGCATGAGATTACGGACTGGGTTGTCCGAAGTGGAAAACTTATTCGACCACGCATCATCATTCACCATATAAACCCTATTACAAAAGAAGACGTGCTGGAGCATCGAGAGTGCTTACTCGACCCCAATAATGTGATTTGCGTATCCGACCGAACGCATAAGGCTATTCATTATGGGGATGACAGCATTCTGGAACCAGTATTCACAGAACGAAGACCGGGCGATACCTGCCCATGGAGGAAATGACATGAATAACGAAGCAATGATGAACCGCGCAAAGCAGCTGGTGGTGGACTACTTTAACGCCCATGTGGACGTGACTGACGGCAAGAAGCTGACCATCGAGGACGTGTTTATCGTATGGTTCAGCAAGACCCTGCAGAACTGGAAGGCGCTTGTGAGTACCACCGTATCTGACGGGATGTATTACGAGGTCACGCACAACGGCGACAAGGGCGAAACCTATGTGGACGTTTACAAGAAGTGGGACAACAAGTGCATCCCGGACTAAGGAGCGACTATGGACAGCATTCTCACTTCCGTAAAAAAGCTGCTGGGTCTGCCCGCAGACTATGAGGCATTCGACCCGGATATCGTCATGTACATCAACACTGTGCTGATGATACTGACTCAGATGGGTGTGGGGCCGAAAGAAGGCTTTTTCATCTCTGACAAGAGTGCCACGTGGAATCAGTTTATCGCTGATCCGGTGAAGGTGGAAGCCGTGAAAGCCTATGTGGCGGTCAAGGTGCGGCTGCTGGGCTTCGATGTACCGCAAAGCAGCGTGACCAAAGAGGCTCTGCAGAACACCGCATCCGAAATGGAGTGGCGGCTGAATGTGGAGCACGACCACCCGGAGGAAACTGTATGAGCAGTATCGGTGGCTTCATTGGCCGTACGAGTGCTGATTATACATATTTACATAAGGAGAAATGAGATGAACTTTGCAAGTGCTTTGTTCGCTCTTAAGCGCGGACATAAAATCAAGAGACACCATTGGACTGGATACTGGAAGCTGGAAAACGGTGAAGTGATGATGCATACCTGGGATGGCAAATGCATCAACGTACGTGATTCCGAGGATATGCTGTATACCATGGAAAACATGGCGTGCAATGACTGGGAAATCGTGACGGAATATCACGAAGTTAAATAATATTCACAGGAGAATTACATCATGCCATTATCGAACACGGCCACGCCGATTTACTATGGCCGGTTTCGAGAGGCCGTAATTCGGGGTGAAATTCCGGTATGTCGAGAAGTCTCTATGGAGATGAACCGGATTGATGACCTGATTGCAAACCCGGGTATCTACTATGACGACAAAGCAGTTGAAGGTTTTGTCAAATTCTGCGAGAACGAGCTGACTCTTACCGATGGCGGAGACCTGAAACTGCTGGATTCCTTCAAGCTTTGGGCAGAAGAGATATTTGGCTGGTACTACTTTGTAGACCGCAGCATCTATGTGCCCAACCCCGGAGGACATGGAGGTCACTACGAGCGAAAACGTATCAAGAAGCGGCTTATCACCAAGCAGTATCTTATCATTCCTCGCGGTGCTGCCAAGACCATGTATGATGCGTTCATTCAGAGCTACTTCCTGACGGTGGATGTATCGACCACCCAGCAATGCACTACAGCACCCACCATGAAGCAAGCAGAAGAGGTCCTTTCACCGATCCGTACAGCACTGGCTCGGTCGAAGGGACCTCTTTTGAAGTTTATGACAGAGGGCAGTTTACAGAACACGACCGGTGCAAAAGCTGACCGTGTGAAACTGGCATCAACCAAGAAGGGCATTGAGAATTTCTTGACGAACAGTCTGTTGGAAGTACGCCCCATGACTATTGACAAGCTGCAGGGGCGAAGAGACCGTGTGGCTACCGTTGACGAATGGTTGAGTTGCGACATCCGAGAAGATCCCATCAGTGCACTCGAACAGGGTGCGTCGAAGAACGAGGACTACCTGATTGTAGCTACCAGTTCAGAAGGCACCGTCCGTAATGGTTGTGGCGATACAATCAAAATGGAGTTAATGGACATCCTGAAAGGGGAGTACATCAACCCCCATGTGTCCATCTGGTACTACAAGTTGGATTCCATCGATGAAGTTACAAACCCCGATATGTGGCTGAAGGCAAACCCGAATCTGGGACAGACTGTCAGCTACGAAACGTATCAACTGGATGTAGAACGCGCAGAAAAAGCGCCTGGCTCCAGAAACGACATTCTGGCCAAGCGCTTTAACATTCCTATGGAGGGGTATACCTACTTCTTTCCGTATGAAGAAACCCTGCCACATCGCCACCGAGATTACTGGCAGATGCCTTGTGCTCTCGGCGCAGACTTGTCGCAGGGTGATGACTTCTGTGCGTTTACATTTCTGTTCCCAATGGCGAACGGCTTCTTTGGCGTGAAAACCAGAGATTACATTACCTCTTATACACTGTCGAAGCTCCCACAGGCCATGCGCCAGAAGTACGACCAGTTCATGCAGGAAGGAACACTACAGGTGTTTGATGGCACGGTGCTTGACATGATGCAGGTCTATGATGACCTCGATAACTTCATTCAGCAGAACGACTATGATGTCCGGTGCTTTGGATATGACCCTTATAATGCCAAGGACTTTGTAGAACGCTGGTGTACAGAGAATGCGCCGTTTGGTGTAGAGAAGGTCATTCAGGGTGCAAAGACCGAGAGTGTACCGTTGGGTGAACTGAAGAAGCTGAGCGAACAGCGGAAATTACTCTTTGACGAAGCTCTTATGCAATTTGCCATGGGCAACTGCATTGCTCTGGAAGACACGAACGGTAACCGCAAGCTGCTGAAGCGTCGTTCTGACCAGAAGATTGACGCAGTTGCTGCTATGATGGACGCTTACATTGCATGGAAGTTGAACCGAGAGGCATTTGAGTGAATCAAACGACCTTTTGGTAGACTTCGCCATCACCGGTCATGTACAGTTTAGTTTCTTTCTTGGGGCTTTGGAGAGCATCGTCAGCAAGTTCCAGCAGAGGAAGTTCTGTCTTATTAGAAAGCTCGTCGATGGTCTTGAAGAGTTCGTTTTCGACCTCAGAGTATCCGCCTTTGGGAATGGACATACCAATGACCTTTACATCTTTATGCGCATCCTGAATGGTGGTACCGAATGCGCTCAGAGAACGGAGCATACGATTCTTGGAACTGGTGAGAACCTGCTTCATATCGTTGTGAATGTTTTCAAGATAGAGCTTGTTCCAGTTCTGGGAATAGTAGACCTCCATAACGCTGCTCATGACATAGAGCTGCATTGCAAGATCGAGCGTCTGCTTTGCCTGCAGAACAGCTGCACATTGCTCGGAAGGCTTACCGGATTTTTTGGAAGCAATCTTATCTTCCAGCTGGGTGGTATAAAACTCAATGTTCGATACTGCAGCAATTTTGGAATGCTGAAGGTTAGTCAGGGTGGCAGTACGCTGGGATTCACTGAGCATGATGGAAGAAAAGTTGGATGCAGCGTATTTAACAAATGTAAGTTCCGCAATCAGTTGAGAGCGTTTGTCATCGTTCAGAAATTTCAGTACATCGTCAATGCTCTTACGAATTTCAGAAAGTTCAGTGCTGATATGGGCAAGGAAATACTGGCCAGTTGCAAAAGATGCTACAGTGAAGATGTTCATGAGATTGACCATCTCTGTGCCTGCCTCAATAAGAGAAGCAGTACCAACAATGCGGCCATCTCCACCGACCATAACAGTGCTCAAGCCACCTTGTTTCAAGCGCATGAGAACGCCTTGTACACCTTCTGGGAATCGGAGCACATAGGTTTTAGACAAAGCATCGGCAGCGGCAACTGCAGGTGCAAGTTGGAGCAGAGAATTGAGCCGTACACAAGCCTCTTCCGGAAAAGAAAGCTTTTGGAACTGGGAAGTATCCTCAAAGTTGTAGGGGACTTCACAAGGTAAAATCTCGCAATTGAAATCTGCAGGACACAGCTGAGAATCAGACATAGTTTCAGACCTCCTCCACACAAAGGAAAACAAATATTCATGATACCTATTATATCATGGGGGGGGGTACGTTGGCAACAAAAATTAAGAAAAAGGAGGATGAAACTTGTACTATAATGACCAGATTTGGCACTGGGGTGTCAAAGGTATGAAATGGGGCGTTCGGCGCTACCAGAATGCTGATGGCAGTCTAACGGATGCGGGCAAACGTCGCTATTCAACCGATGCGGCTGCAAATGCCAAAAAGAAAAAAGATAACCGTCTGCCCGAAGAGAGTCTTAATGACCCGAATCGTTGGGTCAAAGAAGACCGAGAGCGGACGAAACGTGTAGTCGATTCTGGTAACCAGATGGCTGGTAACTTGAAAACGCTGAATGACAAGTCCATGCGGATTCAGGCGCGCAGAACACCTAAGATGGATCTGAGTAAGATGACCGATCAGGAGATGCGGGAACAAATCAATCGCGCCATGCTGGAAAAGCAGTACGACGATATGTTCAACCCGAAGAAGGTTTATTCCGGTCGGGAAGCCGTCGGCGATACTTTGGAGATTGCAGGAAGTGTTCTGGCCATTACGAGTTCGGCTCTCGGTATTGCATTGGCCATTAAGGAGCTGAAGGGGTGAGTAATTCAAAATGGAATTGTATCACCACGGCATCAAAGGCCAGAAGTGGGGCGTAAGGCGTTACCAGTATGCTGACGGCACGTATACCCCGGCAGGACGGAAGCATTATGGTGTAAGTCAGAACGCAAGCCGAATGGAGCGCATGGCATCCACAATGGAGATGCGAGTAAAAGATTGCGTCAACACTGCTCGAACACAGGTGACGGGGCGGCAGTATGTTGACGGATATCTGAAGAAAGGCACAACGTTCTCGCGGATTCAGACTTCCAAAGAGTTTGAGAACTTTGCGTTCTACGCTACCTATAAGAAGGCTGACAGCGACAAGTACATGGGGCTTTTCGGAAAGAATCTGATGACGCGAGCCAACTATGATGCCAAACAGGCAGAAAAGCAGGCGAACGCTTCCGGCAGCGAAGCTGACTTAGCAACGGCCACTGCTTTACGCGATAAAGCCAACAGCATGAAGGTCTATCAGCTGAAACTGGAAACAGTCAAGAAGTTGAAGGTGCCTTCCGATGAGAACGCCAGTGATATTACGGCTGGGCTGCTGAAAGAGAAAGAGTTCAAGCGGAATCTTGAAGCATCCATTGCGGATTCCAAAGAGAAGATGCGCAGACCTACCCAGCAGGTACTTTTCAAACAGGCAGAGAACGCTTTGAAGAAAGACCCCACTACACTGACCGCATCCGAAAAAGTGGCCATCTATAAGGCTTTAAACCTTTCTCTGACAAATCATAACGCACAGGAAGTGGCGGCACAGAGCCGTTTCTATGCGGAGCTGAGTAAGAAAGGCTACAATGCGTTGCTGGATTATAACGACAAGGATTATTCCAGCTATCATGCAAAGCGCCCGATGATCGTGTTTGATACAGATTCTGTCCGCCTGCAATCGGTGACAGAGACCAATCCGAAGGTCGTGGACAAGCTGTATATGCGCTACAACGCCGAGCGAATTGCAAAAGAAGTGGGAGCAAACACAATCGGCTACGTTTCCAAGCTGGGCAACAAGACGGTTTCGGAGTGTTCTGCTTATATGGAACGTAAGATGAATGACTATTTGAGTTAGGAGGATAAATTATGTGGCAATGGAATGATGGAATCTGTGAGCTTTACCACTATGGTGTACTCGGTATGAAGTGGGGGCATCATAAAGCCAAGGTTTATACGGCAAAAGCAAATCGTGCACGTGCACGGGGTAACATGGGCGATGCACAGATGTATACGGCGAAAGCGCGAAAGGCTACGGCGAAGACAGAACGTCTGGGTGGTGGTAAGGCTGTAAGTCAGCGCGTGAAGAAGCAGTCTGCCGGAAAGACAGCAGCACAGATGGTGCTCTTTGGAAGTTATGGTGCGCTGAAATACAATCAGGCACGCGCCAAACACGCCAGCAGAGGTGAAGCTGCCGCAAAGGCAACGCTTTATTCTATTGGCAATAGCATGACCGGCGGCCTACTGGAATTTCACGAGGACATACAGTCACGCAAGCGCAAGTAAAGAAGCCATGGCAAGGTCACTGAGCAGAGAAATCTGCTTGGTGGTTTTTGGAGGAAAAATTCAAAATGGAGATAAACATTGGCTCCAGGCTGAAACACGCTTGGAACGCTTTTCTCAACCGGGACCCTCCCGGAAGCAGGTATTATGGGGGTGGCTACAGTTACCGCCCCGACAGGATGCGCTTTTCTCGCGGGAGTGAGCGCACCATCATCAATGCCATCTATAACCGCATCGCTCTGGACGCAGCGTCTATTACGATCAACCACGTAAAGCTCGATGAAAATAATCGGTTTGATTCGATTATTGATTCGGGCCTTAATTATTGCCTGAATACTGAGGCCAATGCTGACCAGACCGGTCGAGGGCTGATTCAGGATATCGTGATGACCTTTTTGGAAGAGGGCGTTGCAGCAGTTGTGCCAGAGAAAACGAACTTTGACCCGCGCTATAGCAACAGCTATGAAATCTACTCCATGCGCGTTGGCGTACCTGTGGAGTGGTACCCGAATCATGTGCGTGTGCGATTGTTCAATGAGCTGACCGGGCAGAAGGAGGAAATCACTTTCCCGAAGAAGATGGTGGCTCTGATTGAAAATCCGTTTTACGCAGTCATGAATGCCCCGAACTCTACTATGCAGCAGTTGGTGCGAAAACTGGCCTTGCTGGATGTGGTGGATGAGCAGGCTGGCAGCGGAAAGCTGGACATGATCATTCAGCTGCCCTATGTCATCAAGAGTCCGGCGCGAAGGGAACAGGCTGAACAGCGCAGGGCTGACATCGAACAGCAGCTTTCCGGCTCCAAGTACGGTATTGCCTATACGGACGGCACTGAGCGAATCGTGCAGTTGAATCGCAGTCTCGAAAACAACATTCTGAAATCCATCGAATACCTGACGAACATGGTATACAGTCAATTGGGTGTGACACAGGAGATCCTGAATGGTACTGCGGACGAGAAAACGATGAACAACTACATGAATCGCATCATTGAGCCAGTCATAGCGGCAATTGCAGACGAGTTCAAGCGGAAGTTCCTGACAAAGACTGCCCGGACGCAGGGTCAGAGCATCATGTTCTTCCGTGATCCGTTCCGTCTGGCACCGGTGAGCATGATTGCAGAGATGGCAGATAAGTTCACCCGCAACGAGATCATGACCCCGAACGAGTTCCGGCAGATGATTGGCATGAAGCCCTCGAAGGACCCGAAGTCCGACCAGCTTGCAAACCGTAATATTGCCTCGGCTGACAAGAAGATGCCCATGTAGGGCGAAGAAACTTATGCTGACGAGTAGGGTTACGACTATGCAGATCAGCAGGAAGGAGTGTGAAAAATTCAAAATGGCAATCAATTTCGATTATGACTTTTCCGGTTGGGCGACCAAAGCCAATGTGAAGTGCTTTGATGGCCTGACTATTGCGCCGAATGCGTTCAAGGACTGTGACGGAAAGGTGGTTCCGGTGGTATGGAACCATGACCATAGCGCACCCGAAAGTGTTCTGGGACATGCACTGCTGCAGAACCGTAAGGAAGGCGTGTACGCTTATGTCAAGCTGAACGACACATCCAGTGGTCAGACTGCCAAGGCCTGCGTGGATAACGGTGACATTGACGCCATGTCCATCTACGCAAACGGCATTCAGAAAGCAGGCCGAACCGTGATGCACGGTATGATCAAGGAACTGAGCTTGGTAATTGCTGGATGCAACCCCGGTGCTCTGATCGATGAAGTCGTGAAGCACAGCGCAGATGGCTCCGAAACAGACAGTTCCGAAGCCTATATTTACACCGATTCTGGTCTGAGCCTGAAGCATGGGCTGGACCCGGACGATAACCCGCTGGAGGACGAAACATTGCAGCATTCGGATGATTCCAGCGAAACCGACAAGGACAAGAAAGGAGAAAGCAAAATGGCTGATGCCAACGAGAAGACCGTCAAGGAGGTATTTGATACCCTGACGGAGGAACAGAAGAACGTGGTTTATGCTATCATCGGCTCTGCTCTGGATGAAGGCAAGGGCGGTGAGAGCAACGACAAGGGTGATGGTGAGGAGGACAATACTATGCACCACTGCTTTGAGAACGACAACGGCGGCACTGTGCTGAAGCACAGTCTGGATGACATCAACGGCATTATCGCAACTGCCAGCAAGCACGGCACTCTGCGCGATGCTTTCCTGGATGCAGGCATTACCAGCGATGAGCTGGCCCACAGCATCGAGAACATGGACTACCTGTTCCCGGATGACCACAATCTGGATACGGTACCCCGCATCGTGGACCGCGACCAGACCTGGGTTGACAAGGTTATGAATGGTGTCCATCATGTGCCGTTTGCCCGCGTCAAGGTCATGTTTGCTGACCTGACCGAGGATGAGGCTCGTGCCAAGGGTTACCTCAAGGGCAACTACAAGAAGGAGCAGGTGTTCAAGCTGCTGAAGCGTTCCACCACTCCGACCACCGTTTACAAGAAGCAGCGCTTCGACCGTGATGACATCGTTGATATGTCCACCATGGATGTGGTCGGCTTTGTCAAGAAGGAGCAGCGCGGCAAGCTGAACGAGGAGCTTGGCATGGCATTCCTGATCGGTGATGGCCGTG